TTCAGTACCAGTGCTGGCTATCCCCACAATTCTACAAAGCGCAATTTTGTAATGCGTATCCCTGCTGATGATATATGGCAACACCCTGTGGTGGTTGATGATACTATCAAAGCAGAGATAGAAGAGTGTTGGGATAAAATGCAACTTGGTGTGAGCGTTTCACCTGTCTTTATGCAACACCTTAAAGACGAGGCGTTACCTTTGCACAAAGTGAAGGCCCAGAAGAGTCGTTTATTTATGGGTGGTCCATTCGCTTGGAGCACTTGTGTAAGGATGGCTCTTCTCCCATTTGTTCGAGTGATGCAATTGAACAAGTATCTGTTTGAGTGTGCACCCGGTACTAATGCTACCTCTTTTGAGTGGGAGCGTATTTACCAATTTGTGACTCGTTTCGGTGAGGATCGACTGATAGCTGGTGACTTTAAGACTTTTGATAAGTCTATGGGTTCTATAGTTATCATGGAAGCTTTCCGAATTATACGGATACTTGTGCAGCGCTCAGGTGCTAGTAAAGGGCATGTTAATGCTATCCAAGTGATAGCAGAAGATGTGGCCTTTGCATTTGTCAACTTCAATGGTGATTTGATGCAGTTTTATGGATCAAATCCCTCCGGTCACCCACTTACAGTTATTATTAACTGTATTGTTGGGAGCTTGTATTTCCGTTATTGCTATGTTGAGCTGAATCCTGCAAGGGAGATAGCATCATTTAGCACTAATGTGGTTGTGATCAACTATGGTGATGATAATGTTTTAGCATCATCTGTAGATTGGTTTAACCATACAAGCATAACTCAGGTTTTGGCTACTGTTGGAGTGCAGTATACCATGGCCGATAAGAGTGAGGAGAGTATCCCATTCCTGCCAGTTTCCGAGATTTCTTTTCTGAAGAGAACCTTCGAGTACAATGAGGAATTGGATTGCCATGTTGCTGTTCTCTGTGAAGAATCAATCTGGAAAAGTTTGATGATTCACATTCCAAGTGCTGTAGATAGCCCCCAAAAACAATGCATTGATACAGTTCGATCAGCAGTGTCTGAGTGGTTTTTCTATGGTAGAGAACGCTTTGAGAAGGAGGTTTCTTTTTTGAAACTCCTTGTTCTAGATTGTGGACTGGAACACTATGTTGAGGAAAATACTTTCTTAACATGGGATGAATTAAAGGATCGTTTTCTTGAGTCCTCTTCCGAGTACTTGAGAACTGAACCAATATCCACACAAAAGATTCTGGGACCACCAAATTGGTCTCTTTGGGAGCCAGAAGGTTTTCGTGCACCGGCCCTGGGTGCTCTACAAGTTCAGTGCGGGGCTTTTGTTAGCAAGTCCAAATTTAAACCAAAAGCTGACTTTCATATCCCAGTTACTGCATTTTTACGTGTTCATGCATATCCTAAGTGTATAAATGAGTGTGGGGGGTATGAGATTATCCCCACCAGAGCGTTCCTCGAAGCGCCTATTCAGGTGAGGGCCGGTTGGGACCCGAAAGATGTGCATTATATGCTTCCTTATAGGTGTAAGGAAGCACGAAAATATCCACCTGCTAATCAAAATAAACAAAGGAGTGTTGAGGCTCTCCAAGAAAAGCCTCTCTCGCAATTTTACTATCTACAACCCCAATCCTTGGAGTTGGATGATGGTGATGTTCGCCAAACTAGAC